CCCCGGCCATGGCCGCGCGGGGATCCTGCCCGCGCTCCCGCCCAAACAATGCAAGGAAATTCTGGAAGGGTGACGATTGCGGGCGCGGCATGGGTTGCGTGTTCGGCATGACACCCCGCGCGCGCGCAATGTAATCACGAATGCTTTCGGGCTGGGGCTGGGGCGCGCCTTGCGGAAGCGACCCCATAAGCGCCTGGCGTTCGGCTTCCCGCTGCTGCTGGTAATACGCTTCCAGTTCCGCTTCCTTCTGCATGGCCTGAAGCCTTTGCATGTCATTGGCGTTGATACCGCCCTGACCGTTGCCCAGTTTTGAAAGCATGTTCGGCATTAGTTGGTTCCCACCTGAATATCTGCCCACGCGCCGAGAAACACGGCCTTCACCGGGTCGGACACGCGAAAGCGAATAATGCGTTGACGATAGCTGCCGCAGGCAAACCACACCGCGCGCCATTTGTTTTGCCCCACTGGCCCCATGGCCGCAGGGCGCGGGTCAGACCACGTTCGCCCGCCGTCGTCGGAATAGCACATGAGCACCTGAGGGTTAGACCCCTGCCCCGTCACCAACCCCACCCCGGCTTCGATATCCAGTTCCAGACGCGGCATGAAGGCCCTGCGCCCGTCATGGTGCAGTTGCAGGCTGGTGGCTTCTCGGACGAGGCCCATGCCCCCTTCGGCATAGCTGTCGGCCAAGAGTTCGTAGAGGTTCCCGTCGCTGGAGCCGACCACCTGGCGCTGGCCGTTCAAGGTCAGGTTGCGCGCGTCCCAGCCCCCCGTCGCGTCCGACCCCATGGGCCAGGTGCCTGACTTCCGGTAGGACCAGAGGTTGGTCGATATGTCCCACGCAAAGGACCATTCGTTGGGCAACGTCAGCACATAAAACAAGTGCCCGCGCTGCTGGTAGGTGAAGGCACTGAGCGCCGAGAGGTCGGACACCTGTTCCAGATAGTTGTCCACTTCCGGCGGGCTAATCTTGCGCGGCGCGTAGCCTTCGGCGCGATAGACGCTGACCCCGCCCGCCCGTCCGTCACGCCCCACCCATGTCAGGCCACTATCAACGACCACAGCCGTGTCACGGGCAACGCAGCCGATATTGGCCGCAGCCGTTGCGGTCTTGGCGAAGGCATTCGCCCCGCTGTCGCCGGTCGGGCCCCACCATTCAACGGAACGTGAGCCCAGCAATGCCACGTCATTGGCAACCGCACGAATGGCGACCAGATTGTCGCTTTCCGCTTCGCCGGTAGCGAAGTTGTTGGCCGGGAACGTCGTGTCGTTGATTAGCTTCCAGCGAAAGCGCCCTGAGTTCGCGACCGATATCAGCGAATAGCTGGCAATCGACGTGCAGCTTGACGCCTGTTCGAACCCACCCCCCGAATGTTCACTCAAGGCCAAGGTCGGCACGTCAAACTGGTAGGATTTGATTTCGCCGACGATATCAATCTGCGCGCCGTTGTAGGCCATATCGACCGGCAGACTGCCTTCAATGGTGCCGAGCGCCGTGGTCGAGCCACCGCCCGTCACTGCATGAAGTGTAGTGCCGACCACCACATAATGCTGGTCGCCCGCCGTGATTTGCCCCCGCACTTGCCCCCCGCCAATCGTGGAGAAAAGATTGCGTGTCGGCGTGCCATAGCAGACAAAGTCCGTGCGCCCTTCGCCTTCGACCGGCTCGCCATACATGTTGACGAGCGAGGTCATGCCCGCCGATTTCGACCGACCGACATTGAAGGCTCGCCCGAAGGGCACGCGGATACGGGGCATTAGGACCAAATCACCTGAATGTAGCCATTGAACCCGGCGTCATTGGCGGTCGAAGCAAAAGCCCCGTCGCCCGGACTGCCACCCGTCGTCCCGGCCAAGGCCCCGGAGAATGTCGCCCCGCCCGCCCTTCCCGGCGTGCCCGCTGCTTCTTCACCGGGCGGCGTGGCCACATAGCCCGAACCGCTTTGGCCCGTGATATTGGTGTCCCCGCCTGAGGCCGTTCCGCCAGTTCCGTCCGCAAGGTTGGTGCCTTTGTTCCCACCATTGCACGTCACCGACACGGCAGAACCGTTCAGGGTTCCGGATACCGTCGTATTGCCACCATTGTTGCTGGCCGACCCTGACCCAATCGCGACAGTGAGCGTGGTTCCCCATTCACCAGCCAGAACCGCGCGCGTGAGGTAGGCAAAGCCGCCCCCGCCCCCTGCCGACCCGTCAACAGGGGACACGCGCCCAAAAGCGGCCCCACCCGCCGCCTGCGCCCATATCTGCACCGTCGTTGCACCATTGGGAATGGTAATCGACGTGGTGCCGGGGAAGTAAAGTTCGCCCATGTTGAAAGGCTGTCCGGTAATGACGACGCCCGTCATGACGACAATCCGGTGCTGCCGGTGATTATCCAGGTGTTCGTTGCCACCTTGCGCAAGGTTGCGGTATTGCCGCGCGCCAGCGTGCGGGTGGCCGGGTCTGCACCCAGCGTGCCCACCCCGTCACCGCGCACAATGACGACACTTGCGCCCTTCGCAATCGTGACCGTGGTGGCTGTGGCCGAGCCGCCATTCGTATTATCCAGCAGAATGGTCGTGCCAATTGGAAATGCTACTGTTGCATTAGCCGGGACCGTCCACGTCTGGGCCGTGTTGTCGCCCTTGTAAATCACCTTGCCATTGTCCGACAAAGTCAGCGTATAGCCCGTGCCCCCCGTGCGGGTGTTCATGGGCGTGCCACGAAAGCCGACCGTCCGGTCACTGGTGGACCCGGTGTCGGAAATGTCCACGTCACCCGTGGCGCTGTTCTTGACCACACCCATGTCAGGGCACCGAGACAAGGTTGGAGTAAATGCCGGTCGGCGAACCCGTAATGAGCACGCGCACTTCAGCGTCGGCCCCGAGTGTCACTTCAAGGAACCCGTTCGCCGTGAGGCTGGCCCCCGTGATATTCGTCGCCGTGCCGTTGGCGTTCTTCGCCTGAAGCTGCAAGGTCGCCGCGTTGAACGTGCCTTCCGCTTCCCAAATGTAGTCACCACCCTTCACGGTGACATAGTTCCCCGTCGCCGCTGCATTGCTGAGTAGCGTCAGGTTTTCGACATAGTAGGTATTCATGGACATTGCGTGTGTTCCTTCAGAAATAGTCCGTGACTACGGGTTCCTTGGCTGACCGTTGGCTGACATGCCGTTCGAGAAGGCGATAACCCGTGTCGCCCAAGGCATAGGGGATTTCGCTGCCCGGCCCGCGCCCATAGATTTCCGCGCACTGGCCCGCAATGACCTGCGCGTAAGGAAGCGCAGCCGCGTCGGGAATGGCACTATCAATCCAGTAAACCAGACCCTCTTCAATCAGCCATGCCCGCACCTTGTCGGCCCGCCGTTCAATGCGGTCCCGGTCGTCTGCCGACAACGCTTGACCCGGACCAATCAGGCCCAGTTCCTCGCCGACCAACTGATAGAGGTCTGTGTTCGTGATTGTCATTCGGCAGCCTCTTCAACCACGACCTTGCGGGGCCGTCCGCGCTTGGGCTTCGGCGCGTCGAAGACGTTCTCGACCATGACCGTGTCAGCCTCTTCGTCCATGGCTTCGAAAAGCGGGTGTCCCTTCAGCTTGGCAATGGCCGCAGGGTCAGTGACGACCACCCACACACCGACCGGGAATGTGTACCCGTACGCACGGGTTTCCGCTGGCACGTCGTCTGGCTTCAAATAGCCGCCTGTGAATCTGATAAGCATGGTTTCTCCGTCGCAAAAACGGCCAGGGGCGGACATAAGCCCGCCCCCGTGCCTTCATTGTTATGGCAGAGCCAGAATGGTCCCAATCATGCCAAGGCTAATCGTGCCAGAGGTTGGCACCGTGCCACCGGGGTTTGCAGCCACAGCGCCGGTGATGACCGTCTCCGCCGTGTACACATAGCCAGCACCCGTGACTGCGCTGGAAAACGCAGCCGTGCCCGTCTGACCGATATTTGTCGCCGCAAAGAGACGGTCAGCGTCTCCTGCGTCACCGACATTATAGGTCAGCGTGGTTGCGCCGTCCAAGTCAGTCGAACGCAGAACGCTTGAAATCAGCACGAAGCCCTTCGGCACCTTGCCAAATTCAAACGTGTCCGCCGTCGTCAGTGCCGCTGTCACCGGCACTTCGAACCAAAGAACGATTGCGTTCCCCGGGTGAGGACCAACGCCCACGTTGGGGCTGTTGGCAAGCTGCCTGCTTTTATACAGAGCCATGAGTTGAGTCCTTTCTAAAATTAATCGCCAGTGCCCGAGGTATATACGGTCACAATCCCATGTTGCTTCGACGCCGAGCTTGCGCCCGTCGCAAAGTGCAGCTTGGCAATGCCCCGCAGTTCCTCGATTGCAACGCCAGGACGGAACTTGTAGTCGCCCGTCGTGTCGGTAATCGGCGTTGGCTCCTGACCCCACGCAACCGCCATGGCCTGCTGGCCGCAGAGGAAGTTGGGTTCGACCGAAATCGAACCGTTACCCGCCGCCGCAAACCTCGCCGACGTGGTAATCAGCGTCGAGATTTCCTCAATCTGACGGACGATGACGCCGTCATAAATGAGGTCGCCATCCTGGAACAGCGGGTTCGAGTTCATGCCGCCACCTTCACGCGCGCGCGCGTCACGGTTGGCATTTATCATGACGCTGTCGTTCTTCAGGTCGCGGAACGAGCGAGCGCCCGCGAACATGACGAAGTATTCGCGCCCGTCTTCCAGACGGAACGGACGAATGGCAGGGCTTGCAGCCTTGGCCATGCGCTTGGCAAGCGAAACCACCGAAGCGGTCAGCTTGTCGTTCGTCGAGTCAACGGCACCCAGACCCGTGGCATGGTTTGCGTTCCAGTTTCCCGTGGCTGACCCGAAGAGGATACGGTCCTGGTTGGCAGCGCACCACGTATTGTAGTTCGCATCCGTCGCACCCGTCACCACGACGTTGCCGTCGCTGTCCACGATATCCGTCGCCGGAACCGAAGACGTGGTGACCGTCGGGCCTGCCATGTATTTAATCATGTCAGCCCGCAGCGTGTCCGAAGACCACAGCTTGAGCATGTCACGACCGGCATTCAGCAGGTCGATTTCGGTCTTGTACTGCGTGGACTTCGGCACCTTGACGGCGTTACGAATCCAGTCAACCGAAACAGCGCAGTTGTAGTTGCCAAGCTGCTCTTCCTTGCCGTCGAGAACGCCCGAACCACGCACACCGGCGGCGGTGAGTTTCGTCACCAGCGGGATGTTGATGGTCTTGCCGTTTTCCGAAGCAAGTTCGTACTTGGTCATGATGATGGAAGAAGACTTGCGGCCCATGTAGGGCAGGAATCCGGACTCGCGGACATATTCCGCGAGGTAGTCGCTCGACCACTTTTGCTTTTCCAAAGCGGACGAAAGAAGTGTCTCTGCCATGGCAGATGTTCCTTATGAACGGAACACCGCGTTAAACGCCTCCCCCGGCCCGACGGGCACGTTGGGGCCTTTGCCGCCCGCACTAGGTGCAGACGCCAAGCTAGGGCGTGGTAGCGGTGTCGATTGCGGGGACGGTGCAGATGTCCCGGCGTTCACCGCTTGTGTCTGGGGTTTGACATAGCCATTCGCTTCGGCCCATTTCTGGGCCCAGGCTTCAGGGTCGTCGTCGCCAATCTTCGACAAGCGCATGGAACGCTGGTGCTGCTGCACCACGAAGTCATAAGGGTCGACCTGACGTTGGACGGTGGCCCAGAGATGCGGATTGGTCTGCAGTTCTCCTGCAAGCCATTCCTCCGCAGCCTTGACCTTTTCAGCCCCATGCTGGCGCGAGGCCGTGGCATGGCTGATGGACGTTATGATTTCCCAGCGGTCACGTGCCCGTTGCGTTTCCAGTTGGCGGTTGAAGCCGTCCGGGTCTGCAATCGGGTCAATCAACTGCTGAGGCTTTTCAGCCGCTTCCACCTTTCGGCGATACTCTTCGAGTTCGCGTTCGAGGCGTTGGCGCTTTTCGCGTTCGTCCAGAACAGCGGCCATGGGTATGTATCCGGGCGGTGGCTGTACGGGCGCACCAACCGGCTGAACCGGGGCTGTGGTCTGGCTTTCCAGAGCGGGCGCTGGGGGCGGCGGCTCCGGGTTGGCAGGCGGCGCGGAATTGGCTTCCGGCGCGGGCTGCGTGTCTTCTTTCGGCGCGAAACGTCCTTGCTCGTCCCGTAGAAACGAGAGCTTGTCGTCTGTCATGTTTTCCCTTGGGTGTACGCCCGTCAAAGTCGGCGGCACTTCAAAACGCCCGTTCCTACGGCGGCGGCCCGTGTCTGCTGTCAGTGCAACAGCAACATGTCTTCGTCTTCGTCCTCGTCCGCTTCGCGTGCCAGGCGCACACGTTCACGAACGAGCCGATAAAATTCGTTGATTTCGTCCAATGCCTGCACCAATGCGGCGCGGGCGTCGGTATCAAGGCCGGTCGGCGCAAGGGCCAGCACTTCGCGTGCGGCCTGCTTGGCCTCTTCAGCCTGCTCGATAATCTCAGGCGGGGCGTCTTCAAGGTCGCGCCCCAGAATGTCCGCCATGAACTGGCGAACGTCGTCAATCTTGTCCCGCCGCTTGTTCCGGCGCTTGTAGGCGTAAGGGTCCCACCCGCCCTTCGAGCCGCCTTCGTCAACCGGCGTGCCCGAAAGCGTGCCGGTCGAAGACAGCGTCAACAGCCCAAGCGTGGCCGACAGGCTTCCCGATAGCCCCCCGCCCGTCAGCGTGCCGTCCGACACAAGGGTGAGCGTGCCCAAGGTCTTTGACAGCGTGCCGCTGAGGCCCGCCGCCAAGGTGCCCGAGGCTGACAGCGTGGCCGTGCCCAGCGTTTTGGACAGCGTGCCCGTCAGGCCATTGGCCAGCGTGCCGGAACCCGAAAGCGTCACCGCCCCCAAGGTCTTCGACAGCGTGCCGTTGATATCGCTTCCCGCTGCCTGCGGTCCAAGCAGCGTGAGAAGCGTCATGTCAGTCTAGCCTTCAGACCAGAGCGGAAAGCTGTTCAAGCGTGGTCTGCGTTTCGCCCAGTTCCGCTTCAATCTGCGTCAGTTGGACCGTGTCGCCCAAGCGGATAGCGGTTTCCCGCTGCGCCGACAGGTACAAAATGCGCGCTTCAGCCAGGCTGATAAGTTCAACGACGGTCATACCAACACCACCATTTCCTGCGCGACCGTCGATAGGTGCGATTGCAACAGCACCACGTCATAGGTGTCGTTGCCGTCGATGGCGGCATAGCAGGCCATGCGCTGGCCCAAGGCCGCCGTGCCCGCCTGAAGGAAGTCGGTCGGGGTGAAGGGACTGAGCACACGGTTCTGCACGTCGAAGCGCCAGATTTGGTTCACGGCGCTCGCGGTGTAGATGTTCATGTAGAACATGCGGCCTTCGTTGTCGCAGGGCGCGTAGGCCCCCGACGTGCCAACCGTCAAGGCAACCGCGCCGTCATAGGTGATGGCGCCCGTCCATGTCCCGGTAATCGTCGCCGCGATGTCCAGCACGTCCAGCGTCACCGCACCGCCACGGAAAAAGTAACAGAACGAATGGCGTGCGTTATGGCCTGTGTCGGGCTGAATGCCGAAGCTTGGTGCCCACATGCCACCCGACGCATTCGCCGCCGGGGCCGCGCCGAAATAGGTCGTGGACCACGCATTCGACGCAATGTTGTTCGTGCCATTGTTCACCGTCGCGTCACCGTAGTTGTAGGTATAGACGGTGGTGGTGGCGCTGGAACGCACCAGCATGAGGTTCGGCAGTTCAATCACGAACTTGGCACTGGTCGAAGGCGTCGTGGTCCAGTTGGTGCCGAGCGTATAGACCGCGCTGGGGCCTGCCGTGTGGCTGGCGATAATGCGCCGCTGTCCGACCGAGGCAGGTGTGGTCGTATCTTCGACAATGCGGATTTGGAAGTTGCGGTATTCGTTGGCGGCAACAACCGCGTCACCCAATGTCGCCTGGCCTGTCAGGGTTCCCGCTGCCGAGCCGGTGGCCGTCAGGGCATAGCGCGAGACAACGCCCGTGTCATAGTTATACGCGCCCTTCACCATGCCGTCGCCGGGGGAGTTGTCGTAGGGCGTATACTGTTCGTCCAGCACCATGATGGAACTGTCGGTGCCGATGGTGGCGGGCAAGCCGGTCGTCGAAAGGCCGGTCGAGAGCGTGTTCGACGCAACCTCGAACGAGCGCCAGATATTCGACGCTGTAGTGCCCGCACCCAGCATGAACACGCGACCGCCGATAATCTCGTAGCGCGCGCCTGTGGCAGGCGTAAAGCCAAAGCTGCTGGCAACGTCGATGACCGGCGTCGTGCCGGCGCTGTTGCCGACGATATAGCGTTCAGCAGTCTTGCCAGCCGTCGTGTCGATAATGCGCAGCTTGAAGCCGTATTCACCCGAGCCGCCGCGATTGGCCAGCATGTTGAGGCCAACGGCAGTAGGCAGTGCAGTCGAGAGCGTGACCCGCGTCGTGGTCGCACCCGCCGCAATCGTGCCGACAAGGCCTAGGGACGGGGCAAAGGCCATGGCCGCGCCCGCGCCAAACGTACCGGCCAAGGCAGGCGACTGCACGAACGACCAGCCCTTGGTCACGATATTGTAGCGGTTCAGGACCGTGTTGGATGCAAGCTGATAGACAAACGGATTGCGGCTTACGTCCGAGCGCATGTCCGACGCAAAGCAAGTCGCTGCCGCATGCGCGTTGGGTGCAGGCGCAATCTGCGCCCACATGAGCCGGTCAATGACTTTCTTGAAGTTGTTGGCCATTAGCTAATCCTGCTTCGCACGCAATCGGACCAAGCAGACAGGTTCGCGCCATACACCTGAATGCGGCCCTGAAGCGTGTCGATGGTGCTTAAGTTGGTGACGGTCGAGCACGTCGTGACCGTGGTAACCGTGGTGACGGTGCCAGATTCCAGAATGACCGTGCCGCGCTGGCGCTGCTGCGAGCGGTCATAGCCCTGCGGGGCGTTCAGCGCATTGATGATGCGGGAAAGCTGAAGATGGTTTTCCTCGTCGTGTATCTTCAGCGCATTGTCGATAACCGTGACGCCTTCGACCGCAATCGGCAACGGATTGGCACTGCTAACGTCCGCCGCCGCGCCGTCCGCCCCGGCTGCAATCTTGACGCGCTGGTAAAGCACGCCGCCGATATCGTCGGCAGCTACGGTCGCGCCCGAGCCGGGCGTATATCCTACGTTGTCAGCCATCAGGCATTCCCGTCTGTGAGCGTGAAGGTGTTGATGGTGAAGGACTGCCCCGCCGTGAATGACGCGCTGCTGACTTCCAT